CCTTCGGTTCAACAAATAGTAACTTTAACATCGGCATCATATGCAGGATTAGTTAGTGGTTCGTTGGTAGACCCTAATACATTATATGTAGTATCAGGTAGTACTACTACAACCATAGATACTTCTTCATTTGTAACTACTTCATCGTTTAATTCATATACCGCATCACAAGATACAAAGAATGCAACATTAGGAGCATTGACAGGTTCTTTTGCAACTACTGGCTCTAACGTATTTGTAGGAAATCAAACTATAACAGGTAGTTTAATACTTTCATCATCTGCAGCAGTTGAATTACAAGTAATAGGAAATTTGGTAGTAACAGGTAGTGCAATTGGAAATGTAGTAGCAATGAGTGTAACTTCTAATACTGCATCTATGGATTTTAATATAGGAAACTATTTTGTATTAACTGCAAGTGTATCTCCTATTAGAATAGAAGTTAGTAATTTAAGTGGTGGTAATACATCTACATTAAGTTTATTAGCAACAACCGGTTCTACAATAACATTTAGTTCAAACGTACAACAACCATCAGGAAGTGCATATACTGCATCTGTAAGTGGTTCAAATGATATACTTTCATTTGTAGCATTTAATTCTTCAAAAGTAAACGTAGTATCAACATTAAAAATGATATAATGATATTTCAAAACTTCGGATTTAATACATTACAAATAAAACCTACAGTAGCACCTACTGTTAGTGGCTTCCCTGACCAATCACTTACAACTTGGACATCAACGGAAAGTGCACAATGGTTATCATATGGTGCATCTGTTTGTAATACATCTACATTTGCATATTCAGGCTCAACAGTAAGAGTAGGTGCTGCATTTAGTGGTACATCTGCAAAATGGGCAGGTGGTTGTTTAGCACCTAATGGTAAAATATACGCAGCACCTCACGTGAGAACTGATTGGTTAATTATTGATACAAATAATGATACTAGAACTACAACAGGTAGTGTTAATAATAGTACAGTAGGTAGTGTATATGATAAGATAACAAATACAGTATATTCATTTGGTGCAGGTGGTTCTAAAATAGTTACAACCAACGATTCATCATCTAATATATCAGGTCCTCCCGATAGAACTACAAACGCAATACAAGGATTTGATGGAGATTATTTGTATGGTTGTGGAGAGTTTTTTTATACTGGTATGAGAAGATACCAAATATCAACAAACACAACAACTACATTAGCTTCACCTGGTGCACAATTTGGTGAAAGAGGTACTTTGGGTTCTGATGGTTGTATGTATTGGGGTAATAGTCCAGGTGGAACAAATATATTAAAATATGACCCCGTTGCAGATACATGCACTAATATAGCAACTGGTGGTGGAACATTTCCAACAATGATACAACATTACGATGGATTTATTTATTTATTACCATCTGATGCGAGTACAGTAATTAAAAAATTAAATATAAGTACTGGTGTAATATCTGCAGCACATACTTTGGCAAGTACATTTCAATCATCTAACGCTTGTATTGGATTAGATGGTAGAATATATATTGTTTCATCACTTAATGGTGTAGGAACAATTAGATGGTTTGACCCAACTGCTAACACATCAGGTAATATAACAATATCAAATAGTGATACTTCATATCAAGGTATTACTATGGGAGCAAACGGAGATTTATACTTAATACCGTGGAATAATTCACTTTATGTTCACAAATTACCATTAGTAACAGGAACAGGTACAACTGCAACAAACATAGTATCACAATATAACTTTGGTGGTAGAATGGTATGGCCAGGATAATAATAAAAATAAAATAATATGGCAATATATTTAGGAAACCAATTGATGGATGAGTATTTAGGTTCAACTGATACTACTATAATACCTAATCCTATGATTACAATAGATTATTTAATAATTGGTGGTGGTGGTTCAGCACAAGCTTATAACTCAGCAAAAACATGTGGTGCAGGTGGAGCAGGTGGATTTATTTCAGGTAGTACAACAGTTATTCCTGGATATACAAATTTAGCAATATCAGTTGGTTCACGTGGATTGAGAACAAATGGTGCAACAATTGCAGATGGAACAGGTAATACAGGCAATAATTCTACATTTTTAGGATTAACTGCTTATGGTGGTGGAGGAGGTGGTAATAGTGATGGTGATAGTGGAATTTTTGTAGGTGATGGTTTACCAGGAGGTTCAGGTGGAGGTGCAGGAGCAAGTCAAAAATTATCCGCAGGTTCACAGCAAGCATCGGGTGGAACTGGTGTAGCTGGACAAGGATTTAATGGTGGTGGTTCATATACGGCAGGTAGCAATAATTCACCTTGGATGGCAGGAGCAGGTGGGGGTGCAGGAGGAGCTGCAACATCTGCATCTTTAGGTGAATATAATACACCAGGTATTCAAAAAGCATGGTTAGATGGAAATGAATATGCAGGTGGTGGATGGGCAGGTGGTGCTGCATCACAAAATTCATCATCTGGTAGTGGTGGAAATATCCAAAACAATACAACAATTGGAACAGAAGGATTTAATGGATTAGTTAAAGTAAGATATGCAAGTAGTGTTGCATTATTTACAGGTGGAGATATTTTAATAAGTGGTGGATATGTGTATCATTCATTCAATGCAGTAACACAATCTGCATTTGCACCAGGAGTTAATACAGATTATATAATGTATTATACAGGATAATACAATTATTAAAAATAAAAAAAAACAACTATATTTTAAACAACATATGTTAAATAACTAAACAACAGATTATTATGAATGCAAAACAAGTCCTAAATAAGATAATCACACTTTTAAATAAAGATGAAGTACGATTAACTTACGCTAGATTAAAAGATGGAACAATCGTAGAATCTCCTACTTTCGATGTAGGTGAAGAATTGTTCGTAGTATCAGAAGATGGTACTAAAACCCCAGCTCCAGATGGTGAGCATGAATTAGCATTGAAAGATGAATCAGGCAACGAAAACTTAATCAAAGTTATCACTAAAGATGGTAAGATTGAAGAAAGAATGAACGTTGAATTAGCTGATGCAGATGCTGAAACCGTTAAAGTAGAAGATTTACCACAAGCTGATGGTGCTAAAGCCGTTGAAGATATTCAAATGGCTGAAACAACTGAAGAAGTTGGTCCTTTACCTTCAACAGGTGATGGAATGCCAGCAGATATCGAAGATGAAGAACCATCAATCGAAATCGAATTAAAAGATATGGTTGCTAAATTAGCATATCGTATTGAAGAGATGGAGAAGAAGATGACTGAAATGCAAGAGGTAAAAGAAGAAGTAGTAGATAAAGAAGCAGACGTAAAAGAAGAAGATGATATCTCTATGGAAGAACTTCCTAAATTAGATGGCGCTCCTATCGAAACTAAAATGGCTTCAGTAGAATTAAACAGAAAAAATTACGGTAAGAAATTAATGAATACACAAGATTCATTCTTATCAAAATTATATAAATAAATTATTAACTCCAAAAGGAAAACAATGAAAAAAAATCAAAACTTTGCATTGCCTACATTTACTCAAAATACCTACGCAGGTGAGTTTGCAGGACAATACATCGCAGCAGCACTTTTAAGTGCAAAAACTTTGGATAACAAATATGTTGAGATTCACCCTAACGTGAAGTTCAAAGAAGTTATCCAAAAATTAGACGTGAGTGGTATCGTACAAGATGCTTCTTGCGATTTCGTAACTTCAGGCAGTGTTGCATTATCTGAAAGAATTTTAACTCCAAAAGAATTGCAAGTTAACTTGGAATTATGTAAGCAAGAGTTTGTTGATTCTTGGCAGGCGATGCAATTGGGCTTTAGCGCATTTGATACTATCCCAGCTACATTCAACGATTACTTAATCTCTTATGTTGGTGGTAAAGTTGCAGAAGTAACTGAACAAAACATTTGGGCAGGTACTAACGTTAACGGACAGTTTGAAGGATTCCAATCTTTACTTTCTGCTTCAGTAGCAGCAGGTACAACTGTTGTATCAGGCGCAATCACAGTATCGACTGGTGTTATCCCAGCATTCTCTGGCTCAGCAACTGTTGTAGGTGGACAACCAATCTCTGGCTCTATCACATCTGCAAACGTAATCGCTAAATTAAACGATATCGTAAACTCTATCCCTGATGCAGTTTATGGTAAAGAAGATTTATTACTTTATGTAGGTACAGGTGTAGCTAAGGCTTACCAAACTGCATTAGGTGGTGGTTCAGTAGGAGCAAACGGATACAACAACCAATTGACTGTAGGAGAAAAACCTTACAACTTCAATGGTATTGATATCGTAATGTGTCCAGGTATGAGTGCAAACAAAGTTGTAGCAGCTCAAAAATCAAACTTATTCTTCGGAACAGGTTTATTATCTGACTACAATGAAGTTAAGGTTTTAGACATGAGTAACATTGACGGTTCTCAAAACTATCGTATAGTAATGAGATTTACTTCAGGTGTACAATTCGGTATCGCACAAGATATCGTTTACTACGGAGCTTACTAAAAAAAATTAAATAAGGGGTGGTGAGAAATCATCACCCTATTATTAACAAATTAAAACTAAATCAATATGGCTTGTAATCTATCAGCTGGAAGAAATGAAGTATGTAAAGATAGTATCGGTGGCTTGGCTGGCGTTTACTTCTTTCAACAATATACGACAGGTTCTTTCACACAAACAGCAGGAACAGCAACAGCTGACCCACTTTTAACTGGAATACCTTCAGGCTCAACCCTGTACTGGTATCAACTTAAAGGGACAAGTGCATATACTGAAACAGTAAATTCATCTCGTGAAAATGGTACTACTTTCTTTACACAAGAGTTAACTCTTAACTTAAAGAAATTAACAAATGAAATGACTACCCAATTAAAGCTTATGGCTTATGGTAGACCTCAAATCATCGTAACAACAATGAACGGAGAAGCATTTTTAGTAGGTAAAGAAGAAGGTGCAGACTTAACGGCAGGTACAATTCAGACAGGAGCAGCAATGGGTGACCTATATGGTTATTCCGTTACTATGACTGGTATGGAGAAGTTACCAGCTCAATTCTTATCTGGCTCAACTACCGCAAATCCATTAGCAGGTTTAACCGCTAACTACACAGTAGTATACGGAACTAACGACTAATCAGTATAGCATTTTAAAAATATTAAACCCTACTCTTAATTGAGTGGGGTTTTTTTATTTACCTACTATTTTTACTTTGGTTGGTGTTAAATATAGAAGAACATAAACTATTACGAGATAATGCTTACATATTTCATATCAGCAAGCAACGGATATACATTTAGAACGACTCAAACTACATCTAGTGCACTTATATTGTCACTACAAGATATGTTAACTCAAACTAATTCTACTGCTTCACTTACATCACAATCATATAACCAATGTGAAAGTATGCTAGCACTTACTGCAAGTATAAATGGAGCATATGTTGGACAAGAGTTTAGAGCAACATTAGTAACGGGTACAACTGAATTATGGAATGGAAGCATTCAAGTGTTTGGTTCACAATCAATATCTAAACCGGAATACATAAATCAAATACCAATTAATAGTGGCTCTATCTCATCAGATAGTAGTAACGAATATATTATAATGAACTAATATGAACAAAGAAGTAAACTTATCAGTCTTTGGCGTAAAGGGAAACAACGCTTTGCCAGTAGTTACTGAAGATACACGAACAAGATACGGATGGATTCCATTTGGAATAAATGGACATGATGATTTCTTTGATGCAGTATCTCTTGCATACAATCAATCCACAACTAACGCAGCTTGCGTAGAAGGGATTGCAGATTTAATTTTTGGTAAAGGTATCTACTCTAAAAGACCAGAGTTCGATACATTACTACAAAAGATACTACCGCAAGAGGATGTAAAGAGGGCAGCATTCGATTTAAAACTATTTGGTAATGCCGCATTCCAAGTCTATTGGAACGATGAGCATACGAAGATAATTAAGTTTTATCACATACCCGTACAAACACTTCGTGCTGAAAAGATATATGATAATCCAAAGATTGAGAACTACTACTATTGTGTAGATTGGAACGACCAAAGAAAGATTAGAGATAAGAAAAAGATTCCTGCATTTGAAACATCGAATGAAAAGATGGAAATACTTTGGGTTAAGAACTATACTCCTAACTTATATTACTATTCTCTACCTGATTGGATATCATCACTTCAGTATTCTATCGTAGAAGCTGAATTAAGTAACTTACATACAAACAATATACTAAATGGTTTCTTACCAATGGTAATGTTAAATATGAATAGTGGTATTCCAGCTCCTGAAGAAAGACAAACAATAGAAGATTTATTATACGCTAAGTTTACAGGTACAAATAATGCCGGTAAGTTTATGTTATCATTCAATGATGACCCTGCTACTAAACCTACTATCGATGTAATACAAATAGATAACCTACATGAGAAGTTTAGTTATGTAGCAGAATACGCACAAGATAGAATCCTTGTATCACATAGAGTAACATCACCTTTGTTATTTGGTATCCGTACACAAAACAATGGATTCTCTTCTCAATCAGAAGAAATGAAAACTGCGTTTAGTATCTTACAAACAATGACAATTGCACCATTCCAAAATGTAATTCTAAATACATTGGATTACGCATTGACTTGTGGTGGATATGATAATGCAGAATTATACTTTGAACAATTAACTCCATTAGCAATTCTTTCACAGCAAGCAGATGAAACAGGTCAGACTGTTGAAGAAGTTTCTGATGAAACTAACGACCAAATGGAAAACCCTGCAACTACTGAAGATTCAGCAGATGCAGACCCGCAAGATATAGCACCCGATGAACCAATTGAAAGATTTGAATATGGTTTAAGTGGAGCATTTTTTAAAAAAGAATATACAACTGAAAAATTATAAGATATGGCAACCGCATTATTTATTACAAGAAACGATATAATTAAGAACACCCCATTACAGGGTGCTATTGATGCAGATGCGCTTCTACCATTTATGTATACCGCACAGGTAAAGTATTTGAAGAATCTTTTGGGAACTGTATTATACGATTATTTAAGTGCACAAATCGAAACACAAACTCCATTTACAGGAGCATATTTAGATTTAATGGTAGAACACGTTAAGCCAACCTTAATTTGGTACGCTTGTGTGGAATATATTCCTTTCAGTTCTATTCAATTCAAATCTAATGGCGCTGTGAAGCAACAGAGTGAGCAAGGCGTCGCTCCAAGCAAATCGGAGATAGATTACCTTCTAGCGAAGGCGCAAGCAAATGCTGACTACTATGCGTTGAGATTACAAAACTATTTGATTTCATACTCAAACTCAATTCCACAATATTTGCAATCAGTAGGAAACCAAACACAAATATATCCAGACCAAACGAATCAATACTTTGGTGGTATTCAATTATAAACTATGAGTAATTACTTACGATATAATCAGAAAGTAAACTATACATTATATTATAATGCTTTAGAATACTTTGAAACAATAATGACTAATCATCCTTCTATTGCCAAAGTAACAACAGGCGATATGATGGAAGTAGATGATAGAGAGTTTTCTATGTACCCATTGGGTAATGTAAATATATTAAGTAGTACTGTATCAAATTCTACTACTAAACATGAGATACAATTAATAGTTGCTGACAAGATTAAGAATAAAGATAACGAATCCAATCCTATCACAAATGAACAAACAATTCCATTTTATGGGGTTGATGATACAATTGATA